TTGCCCTGTAATTGTGGTGACACGTGTTGTATCACCAGTGATCAAGACTCCTGATAACGTATTAAAGTTGCCACTGGTAGCAATTAACTCATTAAAACTACCAATAACCCCAAAGATAGCAGCACCAGAAACCTGAGTATTGCCAGTAATAAATGTTGCGTGAATACTGGTGAAGTTACCCGTATCACCCGTTACCGTTGCACCGCTTACCTGGGTAGTAAATGTTGCATTTACACCAGTTATGTTTGTAAACCTGGCCGTTGTGCCCGTAAAGGTGACACCGGAAATACTGTTTTCAAGTACGTCGAGGCCAGAGGTAATTGTTGCAGTTTGAGCAACAGTCAAGTCTCCACTCAAGGAGACATCTCCGGTTACGGTTAGAACTTCTTTAACAATGCCCGTGGTAAACGTTGCCGTAATGGCGTTAAGTGTGGTGAAGTTTGCGGTATCACCAGTGATTGTCGCCCCGGAAAGATTGGTGGTAAAGACGCCGCTTACGCCAGTAATATTTGTAGATTGAACATTAACGCCAGTAAAGGTAGTCGCTTGAATTGTGGTGCCGGTAATCGTGGTTCCACTTAAAGTTCCAGTGACTTGAACGCCGGAACTAAAGAAGCCTGACCCTTTGACAAACAGGTCGCCAGAAATTGTGTGGTTGCCTGTAGTGGTATGGCTGCCAGCAATTAAGGTACCAAAAGTACCAGTGGTGAAGTTGGAGTTTGTACCGGTGACTGTTGCGCCGGACAAGTTTGTGGTGAAGACACCGCTTACACCAGTGATGGTCGAAACCTTGACCGTATCACCAGTAATGGTGGCACCTGAAAGCTGCGACGTAAAGACTCCGCTAACTCCCGTGACGGTTGTTGCTTTAACAAAGTCTCCAGTAACGGTTGCGCCAGAAACAGTTGTGGTGCCGACAACATTTACACCGGTGATGTTTGTGGCTTGAACCGAAGTGCCCGTGATCGTCTGGCCGCTAACGGTGCCGGTGACACTGATGCCAGATGCAAAGAAACCCGAGCCACTAACGCGGAGGTTTCCACTGATTGTTTGATCTCCAGTGGTGGTATGGCTACCTGCAATTAAGGTGCCAAACGTACCGGTAACAAAGTTAGAATTAATACCGGTAACTGTTGCACCACTAAGTTGAGTTGTAAAGACACCACTAACACCAGTGACACTGGTGGCAAGAATCGTTGTTCCGGTAATGGTTGTACCGGTAACTGTCGTAAAGCCAGCAGTGTTGCCAGTGATGACGGTGCCGCTGATGGTTCCAGTGGTGGTCAGGTTGTTTTGAACAACAACACCACTGAAGGTTGCGAGGCCAGTACTGGTAACAGTATTTAAAAAGGATGCGCCACTAACAGTGAGATTGCCAGTAATCGTGACATCACCAGCAATAACCTCACCTGTAATATTTACGTAATATTTATCTAAATAATTCCGAAACTCCGTAAAGGTAATCTTCTTATTACGAAGCGTCGGGTCCACCTCAAAGACGTGGACAAGCGTCAGCAGATCCTGTTCGTTAACGTCAATCCCGCTAATCGCAGGGAATTCGCTGATTCTGCGATTTGCCACCTACATTTACGCCATATCCTTACCTTTAATTATAAAACTGTTTGTCTAGCGAACCTTGATTTCAATTCGCGGTAAGACATTAGTTGCAAGATGCCATGCCCCTTGGATTCCTGTTACAATTCCACAAGAAATTGCTAATACCAGCAAAATTTCTGCAACTGTTAAGTTGCGACGAACATAAACAACTTGAGGTTGTTCTCTAGGTACAGCCGCTTGTTGAATAATTGTTTGTTGAAGTGCAAGTTCTCTGGCACGTGCCTTCATTGCCTCCAACTGTTCTGGAGTGATTTGTGCCATTGCAGGCGGTTGGCTGGGGGAAACCTGCTCGTCCATCGTTGCAAAAACGTTTTCCCACACGTTAGCATCTAACCAAAAGAATTGACGTTATGGCTTACGGGATTCGAAAGGGTTTGGAAGATATTGCGTCAGAATTAAGGGGGATTAAAAACGTGCTTTCTTCCATGTGGCACAGCCGTTACGAAAACGGAGAAACGGACGTTCTCAACCCTGAAGCCTATGCCGACGAATACATCTCAACTGAAGAGTGCGCCAGGAGACTGAGCGTTTCTGATCAAACCTTACGAAACTGGATGGCAATTGGTCGTAAGGCACCTGATAAAGGCTGGGTGGAAGGCATTCATTACGTTAATGCTTCCCCAAATCCAAATAAAAAAGCAGTCATTCGGATTCCTTGGAATAGCTTGGTGCGTTCTTTTGCCAAAAACCCAGAACTCACTCTTGCTGACTACCGCAAACCCAAATCAAACATGTATGAATCTACGTCCTTTGATTCGCTGTAAGCATGGCCCATCGCTTCAAAGGATTTGAAATTGAAGATGTAACAATCGAGAATTATCGAGAGTTGCTTCCGCTATCAATTTCTTGGCAACTGGAGATGTTCATTCCTCCAGAAGGATCCTTTGACGATGGGTGTCTGCAGCGATATCTAAAGAATTTAAAAGATTACGAGGAGGAGGATGCAAATTCTGGTATGACGCTAGCCAACAGACTTAGGCTTGCTTTCCAGGATATGCAAGCAGATACCATATGCGGCAAATTTCCACAAGCAGAACTTCCCTTGAAAAGACGGTTACGGTGCGTTGCTGAGTACCTAATACGTTCGGGTGAGCTTGACAAGGTCCGTGATGCGGATGGAAAACTGGCTAAACGACGTGGAGTTCTGGGGAAAATGGTCGTTTTATATCAACCAACCGATAAACTAATTGAATCGTTAGCGCGGCAAGGACTTTTAAAACCATGAATCGTCGTGAAAAGCTCATTGCTTCTGTCATCGGCCCTGAACTTGACGAAACAAAAGCAAAAATGCTGGATGCAACAGTGCGCTTAATCCTTGGAGACATGGGTAAGCACTATTGCCAGATGTGGGAGCATGAAGGTCCTGGCGTGATGGTATTCCAGCCAGAAAACATGGCTCGTTCTATGTTCTTTCTGACTCTCAAAGAAATCAACGCGGCTCAAGAGGAGTGTGAGCGGGATAATGACGGTGACATGGCAGAGACTTTACGCCGTATCCTCCAGGCTGCGCAGAAGATTGATCCTCAGGAAAAGGCTGGTTACTTGATTAATGATAAGCAGGGCATGCGCTACTGCGAAATCGATTACAACAAAGTTACCGACAGCTGATGGGTCTTCCGAATATTCGTGCTCACGTCGAAGATCGGGAGTTAATCACCAATTATGACCTTGTGGCATCCGCTCATGGACTGCTGCAAGGCATTGACTTGGATGTTGCCAGTTCCAAGGTTGCCAATGAGTACGTCGAAGCCAAAGAATATTACACACCATCGGATGATGGGTTGAATTGCCAGCAGTGGTACGGAAGTGTTTACCTGTTTCCGCCCAGTGGTGCGTACTTTTGGGATAAAAAGAATGAGCGTTGGAAGATGACACGCTCATCCTCTCCAACTTTGGTCTCCTCTCCTGCTGTCTGGTTTCGAAAACTGTACAGAAGCTGGATGGCAGGAGAAGTTAAGCAGGGTCTTTTCTTTTCCAACTGCCCAGACATGATTCGTTATGAGCAGAAGATCTTTGATTTCCCGGTTTGCATCTTAAAAACTGCCCCAACTTTACTGAAACACACCAGTAAAGGCATTGACAAACACAAGACCTGTACTTCGCTTTTGGTTTACTTGCCGCCCATGGATTCTTCTGCTGAAGCAGTTGAACGATTCTTGGATATCTACTCAGAAAAAGGCCGTATTCTCTGCTGAATTCCCTATACTGATAGGCGATTGATCAGGGTTATGAGCGTCTTAGCTGACTGGGAAATTAAGAAGCTGGCAGAAGAAGATCAAATGATCGAGCCGTTTGTTGACCATCTGGTCAGCACGGAAAATGATCGCAAACTTCTTAGCTATGGACTTAGTTCTTACGGCTACGACATCCGGTTGTCACCCAAGCAATGCTTGATTTTTGGCAAAGTACAAGCCGGTGACTGTGATCCAAAGGATTTTGATCCTGACATCCTGAAACCAACTGATCTGTTGGAGGATGAACGTGGTCAATACTTCCTGTTACCTCCGTATGGTTATTGCCTTGGCGTGGCGCAAGAACGTTTAAAGCTCCCACGGGACGTTACTGTTGTTGCCGTTGGAAAATCGACGTATGCACGCTCTGGAATTCTGGTGAACATTACGCCAGCGGAAAGCGGATGGGAAGGGTACCTTACCCTTGAAATTAGTAATTGCACTGGTCTCTTCAATCGCATCTACGCAAATGAAGGGATCACGCAATTGCTTTTCTATCGTGGCGCCCCTTGTGTTACCAGCTACCAAGATCGGAAAGGCAAGTACCAAGACCAGCCAGCACACGTTGTTTTCTCGCAAGTTTAATTAAAACTGGCCGAAGAACTGCTTTGGTTTATCGGCATAGTTTGTGCTTCCAGCACGTCCAACGGAATCTCCCATGGAGGGCAATACAGTCCCTCCAAAGGGAGTTCCAAAGCTTGAAACATCAATGATTGCAGGGTTCCTGGGAGTTTTGCCACGGAGCGTTGGTTCTGCAATACCTGCTCTTGTCTTGTATGCACCAGCAGTCTTGGCTGCTTTCATGTACTTAGCAACTTGGCCTTGCTTCTGGTTGATGTTTTCAACATCGCCACGCTTATCTTCTTCAATGCGTCGTAAATCTGTATCGTAAATACGTTCTGGATTTAGATCAGAAACTTCACCTGCAGAAGATGCTGAATCCTTCTGAGGATCGTAGGTGGGATCAAAGAAATTTGCCATAGTATTATTGTAAAAGGAATAAATCAAGCCTTAAATATCATGTATCACGGTGCTGCTGGCTTTCTTGATAGCTTCGTGCAAGATGAGGTTAAGTGCCGTTGTCTTGACTTTGAAGAAGACTTTGGCCAGCCTCTCGCTAACGAGGAAAATGATGTACCCTTATATGACATGTACAACAGAGGATTAGTTGCATGCGAACAAGGGTTGGAGAGGAATCCATTAAATATCGAAGGTATGAAGAGACCGGGTCTAACGGGCTACATTCCGTCAATGGAAGAGGGAATGGCAATGGGAGCGTCGCCCAAGCCGAAGACTCTGGTGCTGGAGCTGGAGGGACCGGACGAGGAAATGAAGGAGGAGTCGCTCAAGAGGCGTGGTTTGCGCCGATAGAGGACGACGTGATTAGTGATTGTCCAGGGGGCGTTTGTCCTGTTCCCTGGGCAGTTAAAGAAGAAGCTCCTGTAGTTCAGGAGGATCTGGTTAATCATCCATCGCATTACACCGATGGCGGTATTGAAACAATAGAAGCAATTGAAGCGCAGTTATCTGCAGAAGAGTATGAAGGTTATCTGCGCGGTAACTGCGTAAAATATCTCTGGAGATGGCGCTACAAAGGAGGCGTTGAGGACCTGAAAAAATGCAAATGGTACCTTGACCGTTTAATTTTATTAGTTGATGTTTAATTTTCTTCTGTTGTATGTGCGTATTGCGTGACAGCATGCGCACACTACTTCACATTTTTTAATTTCATCTAAAACCTCTTTCATTGGCTTTAGATGACTTTTTGAAATTTCAAAGTGTTTTGTAAAGCTAGGTAAATGATCAAACTGCAAAGCTTCAGGGTGTTTTGAATAACCACAGTCAACGCACCCACTTTTTACTTTTAAATCATTAATAAAAGTTTTCCTTGTTTTTTGTTTTTTGGCATTATTTTTCTTGTTTAGGTTATTTGCTTTTATTTTGTAATTATCATAAACAGTAGGCGAATACCACCGCTCTAAATAAAACCCATTAGAGTCAGTTTTGTTTAATAAATAACAAGAAAATCTATATCCATCTTTGCGTACATCTCCTTGCTTAAAAAAGCTATTAGTTTCGGGGTTGATTCTTCGCACAAAAAACGTAATGCACTAATTTTAGTATAGTGCATTTTGGTTCAGAAAGGAAGAACCTCGTCTTCGTCTTCTTCGTCGTCGCCTGACATCACACAGGCGGCGGCGAGTTCTGCCAGTTCCAGGTCAGTGGGAATATCAAAGTCAATATCAACTTCTTCTTCTGCCATCAAGGTTTTGACGGCGTACCACTCCATCAGGCGTTGATGGTAAAGATTGAGGAGTGCGGAGTACAGCTCTTCCC